TGTCTACATGCTAATAATCCATCAGGAGTACATGGTACTTTAATAGTTGTTACCTCACCAAAGATATCATATAAACGATGTGCTTCATTAACTGTATCAGTGACGCTATCAGCAACTATTTCCATACTAATATCCTTTACACCAATACCTTTCAGTTCTTGATATACATCTTCAGGAAGTCTACCACTCTTACGAATAAGAGTTGGATTAGTTGTAACACCATCAATTAATCCAGAAGCAAAATGCTTTTGAATTGATGCACAATCAGCGGTGTCTAAAAAAATCTTCATTGTTCAGTGATAAAATAATCTTTCTTATAGTAACGTCCTAAGATGTTACTATTATAGTATGCTGGTGAACCATCTTCTAATGATTCAGTTAGAACTCCATTTAAAAAGAGTTGTCTTGTCTCAGCATAATTTACTTTGCCGAGGGTGGTATGGAGACTGAGGATTTCTCTCTTGAATAGGTCGTTCCCAAGTAACTTTCTATCTGCCTTAAGTTCGTCAGAGCTTCCATAGTATCGCTTCCAGTCACTCTCAGACGTAACCCTTCTCTTACCACCTCTAGGCTTACGCTTCTGCCAGAAATATTTGCGTCCGATGTATTGTTTACCCGACTGGAGATTAGTAATCCTGTAGACGAAACCGAAGAAATCGTTAATGTCGTTAGTAGTAAAAGTTGTGCCTTGATAGGTCCAGGCATTTTCATATACATCTTCAACCACGCTGGTCTCTGTGGTGGTCGCCATCCCATAATTTTCATATCAGTAACTCCTATTTAGTCCCACCTAGTAACTGTTATCTCTATACTATTATTATCCATCTCCCATTCCTCTTGAACTTCAAATCCTTCCATGTCTTTAACAGTATTATGAACCATCATTCTGGCATACTGTTGAGTAAGTTTATCAAGGAATCTAGTGATAGGAACATTCATATCCCATGTCTGAACATCAGCAACTAATTCAAAAGTTCCTGTGGTTTCATTCCATTTGAATCCAGCATCTTTTGTTATTGCTACTTCAGCAGTAACAGTCTCATGTCCTTTACCATGATACCCACTAACTTTAAGTTCCTTTGCTTTATCTTCTGGCCAATGACCAAGAAGATTTAAGGCCTCAATTAAAACAGGACGGTCCTTTAATTTAGTTTGAATTTTAGTGAAATGAGACATTAGGCACACTCCGAATCGTGAGTAAATTCTTCTTGATAATTTGTATTCTTACTATAATAATCACCACTATGTACTCTAGATTCAACTTCACCAAGTTTCTCTTCAATTGTCTTAGTTAAGGACTCACATACTTGTCCCTTAACTCCTTCTACTGTTTCAGTAACAGTACCGTCTTGTGAGATGTTAAATTTGATTGTAGTAGGCATGTCAAGATTTGTATTTTTTAATGCTTTCTTCCCACTCTTTGAGTGAGGATGAGCAATCAGGTGGTGGAGGGTCTTTGTAACCCTTCATTTTCTTCCACTTATTATATAATGCACCCATCATCCATGATTGAGCAAGACTCTTAGGACCATTCTCTAACATCTCTAACTGAAGTTTGCCAGAGGTGTATCCCTTCATCTCTTCGCGCCAGTTTGAATCGTCGTAAGGTTTTGTCATAGAGAAAATCCAGCAAAGGTGTCCTTCTTAACATCTTGTTTGATACCACCAACGACATAGGACTCAACCTCTGTCTCTTGTGGTGCTACCTGAAGTCCCTTGGAACTAATCCAATGTTGAGTCCAAGGAAGGGGATTGTTTTTGGCAGCAATGTCATAAACAGGACTCAATCCTACCGTCTTCATGCGCCTATTGGCAATCCACTCAACATATTGAAACAATAATTTATCGTTCAATCCTATCATACTGCCATCCCTGAACAGATACTCTGCCCATTTCTTCTCCTCATTCACACACAAATCAAACTGTTTATAAGTCCACTCCTCTTCTTCTTTCATAATCTCTTTCATTTCAGGATCATCACCTTCTCTCCAGTACTTTAGTATGGTTTGGGTGAGGACAAGGTGTTGGTTCTCATCTCGTGCAATGAGGGATATAATCTTAGCTGACCCTTCCATAAGCTTAAGTTCACCAAAGGCAAAACTACAAGCGAAACTAACATAAAAACGAATACCTTCCAAGATGTTGACATTTGCTACTGCTCTATAAAGTTTTCTTTTTAATTCTCTCATTTCTAAAACAGGTAGGGATGTTTCAACATTAGGCAAATCTTTCCATAGATTACCTTGTCCCCATTGTTGTGCTTCATTAATGAAGTCATCATATGCTCCTGTAACACTCTTAGCACGTTCTAGAATACGTTCATCATTGATGATAGTATCAAAGACATCAGAAGGATCAGAATAGATGTTTTTAATGATATAAGTATATGATCTACTATGAATCATTTCCATAAATCCCCACACTTCCATACATGCTTCTAACTCTGGTAAAGAACAGTATGGAATGAATGCCATACCAGGTGCTCTACCTTGTACAGAATCAAGCATAATCTGATACTTTAAGTTAGAAGTATAGATATGCTTTTGAACTGAATTTAAAGTTTGATAATCTGCTCTATCTTTCTGTAAGGAAACCTCTTCAGGCCTCCAGAAATAACCTAACTGTTGAGTAGTAAGTCTATCAAATGTAGGATACTTATAAGAATCATACCTTTGGATTCCCAAAGGTTTTCCAAAGAACATTGGTTGCTTTTTATAATCAACCGCTTCAGTATTAAATACTGTCATTCCTTTAATATTAGATGGCACAGGCATCACACTCCCCTTCATCGGCATTCTCTAGTTCTGACATTAAAGTAGAAACTTTGTCCTCCTTAACATCATCATGCCATCCCATAGGATGTGCAGGTTCCATCTCATCACTCTTTTGATCATGAGTGTTCTGATAATAAGATGTCTTCCAACCATACTTATAGGTTGTTAGTAAATCATTTGCCATAACAGAAACTGGAACTTCATTGTCTGAATAGTGTACTGGATTATAACTCCAATTACCACTAATCGCTTGATCAAAGAACTTCTGCATTACTGCAACAACATTGATATACCCTGTGTTATTAGGCATATCCCATAATAAAGTGTAGTTATTTTTTAGTGTAGCATAAGATGGAACAACTTGCTTAAGAGGCCCTTTCTTTGATTTTTTAATGGACAAGTAGTCTCTAGGTGGTTCGATTCCATTGGTTGCATTTGACACAACGGAACTGCTCTCCGAAGGCATTTGTGCCGACAATGTTGAGTGCCTAAGACCGTGGGTATTGATAGAAGCTCTAAGAGATTCCCAGTCATGTTGTAATGGTTGAGAACAAAGTTCGTCTACGTCTTTCTTATATGTATCAATTGGTAGTATCCCATCGGCATATTTGGTACGTCCAAAGTTTTCGCAATGTCCTTTCTCTTTTGCAATCTGATTAGATGCCTTTAAAAGGTAATACTGGAATGACTCAGCAAGTCCATGAACCGCATCCCATGCCTCTTGTGAGTCATACTTAAATCCAAGTTTAGCAAGATAATGTGCTAAACCAATGAATCCCACTCCAAGACTTCTACGTGCCTTTGTCGCCTGTTCTGCTGCTAGTACAGGGTATTGTTGATAGTCTATCAACTCCTCCAATCCACGAACAGATAAATCACATAACTCTTCCAATTCACTATCACTTCTTATAGTTCCTACATTAACTGCACTAAGAATACAAAGAGCAATCTCACCTAAATGATCATCAATATGACTGATTGGATAGGTAGGAAGAGTAATCTCTTGACAAAGGTTACTCATCTCTATCTTATCCTTAAAGGAAGAATGAGTATTACAATGGTCAATATTCATGATGTAAATACGACCAGTCTCTGCTCTCTCTTTTAAAAGATCAAGGATGAGCTCTTGAGCACCAATCCTATGCTGTGGGATTGAGTCGTCGGACTCGTATTTAATATAGAGTTCGTCAAAGGTATCGCGACCAAAAGACTCATACAACCCAGGGACATCATGAGGGCTGAATAAAGTAATACTACCGTTTTGGATGAATCGTTCATAGAATAATTTACTTATTTGGATACTGTAGTCGAGTTTTCTGACTCGGTTGTCTTCTGTTCCTTTGTTGTTTTTGAGGACCAAGATGTCTGATATTTCTTGATGCCAGATAGGAAAATGGACAGTGGCTGATCCTCCTCTAATGCCGTTTTGAGTACAGCATCGAACGGTGCTTTCAAACTTTTTAAGGAAGGGGACAACACCTGTGTGTTGAACTTCGCCACCCCTGATCTTACTGTTGATTCCTCTGATTCGTCCCGCGTTAATACCGATACCAGCCCTCTGTGCGACATACTTGCCAATAGCCATATCGCTAGAAAAGATACTATCGAGGGTGTCATCA